CGCTGGTGTTACATACCAGGCGTAGTCTGTTCGACTCAGACATTGAGGACCAATATGTGAGGTTACAGTTCTGGTTGAACTGAGGAGTCTCATAAGCTCCCTTAGGTGGGTTCGATTCCCACACCTCCCACCATAAACCGCGATAGGCTAACGGATAAACCCACAGTCTTCGAAACTGTTTTTGCTGGTTCGAATCCAGCTCGCGGTACCATACGGTCTAGTAGTTAAACGGCTATAACCCCTGTTTTGTAATCAGGAATTCTGGGTTCGATTCCTAGCTGGACCTCCAATATGCTAGCGTAGGTTAACGGTAAACTGCCTTCCTTCCAAGTAGGAGCTGAGTGTTCGATTCACTCCGTTCGCACCAATTTAGTCTCGTCCGAACGGAACGGTAACAGTGTTCTAAGCTGTGATTGAAGGTTCGAGTCCTTCCGAGGCCACCACGTGGGGAAATAATACAACGGCTAGTATACTTGCTTTGCAAGCAAGTCATCTGGGTTCGATTCCCAGTTTCTCCACCAATAAGCTCATATCGACAAGAGGCCTAAGTCGCTGCCCTCTCACGGCGGAGTCACCGGTTCGAATCCGGTTATGAGTACCACAAGGGCCCGTAACTCAGAGGCAGAGTAGCACCCTCTTAAGGTGACAGTCGAGATTTCGAAATTCTCCGAGCCCTCCATGTGAGCATATCGTCTACTAGCTAGGACCCCGGTTTTTCAGGCCGGAGAACAGGGGGCAGAACCCTGTATGCTTACCAATTTGACATTTTATATCGCTGTGTTACAATGCAAGAGTTATGATAAGTTTATGCAACCACCAACCGAGTTCGTTTAATCTCACTGATTATTGGGTCGGTGTGTAGTTGTAAGAATTTTTCGTAAAGTAGAATAAGAACACAACTACCGCCAAGAGCAATCGAGGCGGTTTTTCTTTAACAAATTATAGGAGAATGGTGTAGTGGTAACACAGGAGCTTCCAAACCTTCTGTCCTTAGTTCGATTCTAAGTTCTCCTGCCAATATCAGGATAAAGTGTTGTGGCGACACGCGCGGTTTGGGGCCGTGAGTCCAGAGTTCGATTCTCTGTTTCCTGACCAGCCTCCTTAGCATAAAAGTAATGCACCGGCCTGAAAACCCGGGGAATGTGGCGCAATACCACGAGTTGGCACCAATAAGCCGTGGTCGCATAGCGGCAATTGCTCCTGGCTGTAAACCAGGCGTCCTAGTGACTACGTAGGTTCGAGCCCTGGCGAGGGAGCCAAGTAAACTGGTAATGTATAATAAGTATATGCCAGCAAATAAGAACATTTACAAAAAAGACTATAAGTTGCGTAAACGCGCCGAATTACGACTACTGGTACTCGAATATCTTTTAGCCCACCCTTGTATAGAGTGTGGCGAATCAGACCCCATTGTACTTGACTTCGACCACCTAGACCGAAGCAACAAGGTTAAATCTGTCGCTCGCCTAGTGAATGACTGTAGACCGTGGGACGAGATATATTCCGAGATACTTAAATGTAGAGTACTATGCGCTAATTGCCACCGCCGGTGGACACATATTCAACTCAACTTTTGGAAGCAACTATAATCACGAGTCGTCTAATCGGTAGGACGCAACGTTCTGAGCGTTGTTATCTAGGTTCGAGTCCTAGCACGTGAACCAAAATGGAAGATAAACTAGCTGGGAGCTAGGCCGGTTTGCTAAACCGAGCGTATCGTAAGGTATCAGTGTCGGTAACTGTGTCTTCCGCCAATAATCGTGAGTAGACAAATTGGTAAAGTCACTTGCCTTTGAAGCAAGAGCTTGTAGGTTCGACCCCTACCTCGCGAGCCAATTTATATTGACAATAGAATTTATCCGGAGTATACTCCAGTTACAACAAACTAAAACCATAGGAGAATGCACTATGAGTTTCATTGACTCCCTACAACAGGGTACTAATCAGAACAAGCGTACAGAGAATGGCGCTCTAACTAACGACTCAACACTAGACCCAGTACTGGACTTCTTTAGTCAGGCTGGCGCTATGCGAGGCAATGAGGCTGGAGCTCTTAAGCTCTTCCAAAAAGCGTATGCTGCCGACAAGACTCTAGCAGCTAGAACTCTGTTCTATTTACGCGACGTTCGTGGTGGTCAAGGTGAGCGTGATATATTCCGCGCTCTTATTAGCCGTATGCCAATAGCCGACCAGGCTAAGCTTGCCCGGTTCATTCCGGAGTATGGCCGGTGGGACGACTTACTTCACCTAGACGGTTCACTTGGTAAAGAAATTGCTGTAATCGTAAAAGAGCAGCTTGCCAAGGACGAGGCCGCTATGGAAGCTAACGAGCCTGTATCACTACTAGCTAAGTGGCTCCCTTCAGAAAACGCTTCAAGCAAGCGCTCTAAGCAAATGGCACAGCGCCTAGCGAAGGACCTAGAATTGAAGCCGTCACAGTACCGACGTACTGTTGTTAAGCTACGTAAGCACATCAAGCTACTTGAACAGCTTATGAGCCAAAAAGAGTGGTCTGGTATCAAGTACGATAAGATTCCTTCACAGGCTCACCGTAAGCACGTTAAGGCCTTCAAGCGTAACGACGAAGCTCGCTACACTGAGTTCATTGAGGCTGTAAATGCCGGTGAGAAGAAGGTTAACGCCGGAACTCTATTCACATACGAGGTATTCGACATGGTCCACGAAGGTAATGCCGACGAAGCCAACGCTGTATGGAAGAACCTGCCGGACTGGACTAACGGCCACAACGCCCTAGTGCTTGCTGACGTATCTGGTTCAATGAGTGGTCGCCCTATGAGCGTATCCGTTTCACTAGCCCTATACTTCGCGGAACACAACAAGGGCGCCTTCCACGATTACTTCATGACGTTTAGCGCAATACCTAAGCTTCAGAAGGTGACCGGGACTACCCTAACTGACCGAATGCGCTCTATTGAGACTGCTCAATGGGACATGAACACTGACCTTAACGCTGCCTTCCAAGCTATTTTGAACGCGGCTAAGAACAGTGGAGCGTCCCAGGACGAGCTACCTAAGGTTCTTTACGTTATCTCCGACATGGAGTTTGACCAGGCTACTTCAAGCGGCTATGGCCAGCGAGAGCAGACTAACTTCGAAGCTGCCAAGGCAATGTTCCACGAGGCTGGTTACGAGCTACCTCACGTAGTGTTCTGGAATGTAGACGCTCGCAATGACCAGGGCCCAGCTACTAAGTTCGACGGCAACGTCACACTTATTAGTGGTTCTAGCCAGAGTACCTTCCAGTACGCCGTGGCCGGTAAAACTCCAATCGAGTCAATGAACGACATCTTGAACAGTGACAGATACTCGCCAATTGTGTTAGAATAAAAGTCGCTCCACCTCACACATTCAGACGGTAACAGCACACTAATTTTTTGCTAAAAAACCAATTCCGTCTAGGTACATACATTAAGCCCCGTACAGCACACTTTTATAAGTTCGACTCTTAACCCCGGCACCATTTACGCCGGGGTCCCCAAATGGTCAGGGGAACGGGACTAGAGTACACCTTGAAATTTTAGACGCTTACAGCAACTCCTTATGGAAACATTTTTCACTCATAATGAAAAACTAGGGTTCGACACCCAGCTTGCGTCTAGGTACACCTTGACATTTAATTAGACCCTAACAGCGATTATATATTTCCCTTTTGGAGGACGAGGCCGTTGGTTCGAATCCAACCTCCCGGAACAAGACCGGGAGTAGCTCAGTGGTTAGAGCGCGTATAAAACGGGTCTAGGTACATATTTTATTGAACGGGCCAAACCCTTTGGGGAGCCGTGGCTTAGTACAACCTAAGTCGGCCAAGAGAAATCTGTTTTATTTTTAGACACCAACAGCAACCCCTACAACAAATTTTGCATTCTAAAATTAAAGTAGTGTGTCTAGGTACATAGTACTTATGGTATAATCTGCGTAGGCAAAAAAGCGCCGTACTGACACCTTAGTCACTCCAATTATTAAGGTTTCTAAATACAATATAACGTTTCTAAATTTTTAATTTGTTAATGTTTGTGTTAGAGCGTCAGTCGTAACCTCCTCGAAGGTTACGGCTTTTTTGCTTTTAAGTTGCAAACTGTATACGCTTATGCTATACTCCAGCTATCAAGTCAGACTAAACTCCTGCACTTGTGTCATAAACGAATGGTGGACGTTTTTCACCTGTACCTTTTATACCCCCCATTATGCCAGCGTACTTACACTACTTGCTGGCGAGAATTTACACCGTAGCTTAAAAGTTTCTACCCTCCACTTTACAAGCTTAGACAAGGCCATCTGCCGCTCGAAGTCACACGGTGTATTTTCTTTTGGGCTTGTTTTTATGACATTTTAGGTGTACAATAGAAAAGTAATATAACGAAAGGTTACGTGAATGAAAAAACGTGGCAGACCGACTCTACCGGACTCTCAAAAGCAAAAATACTTACGTGTCGCGGTATACCCTCGGACCCACGAAAGAATCAAAAACAATGCTAAGCGTGAAAATTTAGCGATAGTAGATTACTTAGATAAAAAAATAAAGGAGCCAAGGGCATGAGTTTACTAAGGTGGGCGGTAATAAGTTTAGTAATAGTGAGCTTCTCGCTTGCGAACATGGTGGTGGTTTACGCTGTTTTTAACCTGGACAGTATAGCGACATGGTTTCCAGCCTGGTCTATACTGACTTTTGTAACAACAATAATTGTGCTCGGCGTATCCGAGCAGTAGGAGGGTTCAATGGGACCAGTAGAAGATAATCAAGCAAGAGGCGACTTCCGAGAAACGGAGAACTTCGCCGTGGGCGGTAAGCCTGTCAGTCCGGTTAGAGTTCCACTTAACGAGCAAGAGAAGCTTACTGATGAGCTCCACATGGTTATTACTGACCTGACTAGCCGACTGGAGTCTGTGCTTACGCCTCAACCACCAGAAAATGAGACAAAGGCCAGCGGTAGTCTAGTAGACGAGGGCCCTAAGTCGGCATTCACTTACCGAGTTGAAGAGAACAACCGGAAGATTCGAGCAGCTATTCGTAAAATTCGCGGCATAGTAGAGCGAGTCGAAAGCTAGCATGAAAATTACAGTCTACACTACTACGTATTGTCCGTGGTGTAAGACTGTAAAAAAGTACCTTGATTCTAAGGGCGTTCAATATGAAGCCATTAACATGGACGAGCGCCCTGAAATCAGGGAGCAGATGATGAAGCTTGGCTTCGCGACAGCACCTATCACCAGCGACGGTAAAAATTATGTACTCGGTTGGAAGCCGGGAGAATTAGCGAGGCTAATCCGTGGCTGAACCAACTACCCTTCACTGTGTCAAATGTAAGAAGCACCCTACTAAGTGTGTTTGTGGGAGCAAGAAATGAGCGACATCAAAGAGAAAACTATCACCCCAGCAGACCGTAAGTTCATGGAGCCTATTCTTAGCGCCGAATTGAATCGCGTTAAAAGTAGAGCCGCTTACCCCGAACACGCTTACGCTGTACAGCTCTACCGTAAACAACTAGCCAAAACGCTGAAGAAGTTGAACCCACGGGGGTACTATTTTGAGTAAGATTGATACCGGCGAATGTGATAGATGTCACTATGGAGCTATTCTGTATCCGTTGTATAATAAAGTTACTAAAAAGTGGTTCCGGTTCTGCTATGGCTGTCGGGACTGGGTAAAGAGGGAGGCTAATAATGCTGACAAATAACGAAGTAGAATTATTCCGCCGAGCTGTGGATAAAGCTGTGGAAAACGGCTATAAGCACCCGTCCGGGGAATTACAGGTCAACAACAAAGGTGAGATATTCGTTTACCTGAAGGACAGCGAAGTACAAGCTTTTGGATATGCAACTGCTCAAAACAACGTTATTTTCAATCACGACTTCGCCAAGGCTGTATGGCCTGATGACAAAGACGGCAACGTCTACTGGCGAATGCACCTTCAACGCATGGTGGTATCTGGTAACCCAATTAAGTATTTAGGAGAAAATTACAATGACGTTAATTGACGCAGCCAAAGAAATCGTAGCCAACCTTAATGACCGGTCCGGAATCAATATCGACTTCGACGACGACATTATGGAGGATATTTACCAAGAGATTATTACCAGCATGGTTAAGGTAGCGAAGCGCTGATGAGCCACTTCGTTAGAAAATGTGAGTGTGGCATTGTTCTAGCGCAATGTAGATGTCCTGACCCAAACAAGCGAGTGGAGGTAGTCTCCCCGTGTGTTCATAACAAACCGGCTGTAGCGGACGAAGTACCAACCGCTGTTTCGGCCAAGCCCGTACTTGCGCTAATAGCTGCCGGGGCCAAAGGTGATTCCCAAGAGTTCCGCGTGAAAGCGTTGGAAGTTGCTAAGGAGCTTGAGCTTATTGGCAAACAAGACCTAGCGCTTTATATTTATGCTCAATTCAACTTGGGCAACACTTTTAGCACGAATGATTAGCAGTAGCGTTATCTGAACATAAGTGGTATACTCCGACTATAACGGAGACCGCAATGACGAAGCCCAAAGCTACTGAACTTATTGACTTAACAGAAGACGTAAACATTGACCACCGCAAGGTCAAAAAGGGCATGGTCCTAACCTTCGACTTCGAGGGTAGTAAGACATCATTCAAAGTCGTTAAGGTTGGCCGTGGTCACAATGGTAAGATACTCGCCAAAGAGATTAAGCTCTATACTGAAGAAGACTTCGAGCAAAAAGTTGGTGAGATAAAACCCGAGGACTGGGTACGCAAGTCATGAGCGAGACTGTCATGGTTACCGTCCATACAGCACCAAACGATAGTGAGCTGGGAGGCGATACCCAGACTTTTGTCGTTAAGTCCGGCCAAGAGTTGATACCGCGTGAAGGTCTAGTGATAACTAAAATCAAGGTGGAGTTACCAAGTGCCAAACCCAAAACCAAGTCCAATCGAGCTAGCAACAGCCAAACAGATTAAGGCCGCCAAACTGATGGTTGAAAATGGTGGAACTGACAGCCCTAAGAGCAAGGGCCAGATACTACGTGAAGCCGGGTACTCTGAGGCTATTGCTGCAAACCCAAGCAAGGTCATTGAAGCTGATGGTTTCAAGTCGCTGATGGAAGAGTTTTTGCCTGACGACGACACCCTCCAAATCCACAAGCGAGTGCTGCATTCCAAGAAGGTTGAGCACATGGTGTTCCCGTTGGCAATGTCAGACGAAGAGATTGAAGACCTATTGGAAGAGGCCGGGTGTACAGTCAAGAAATTCAAGCACGGTGAGACTGCTACCCACGTGTGGTTCTGGGCTGATGATAATGCTCAAAGGCTCAAAGCTGTGGAGCTAGCATACAAAGTTAAGGGACAACTTACCTCTGGTGCCGATAAGGGCAATAGTGGCAATGTGTTCGTGAACAACGCATTCTTTAACGCGAAGGACTACCTCAAAGATGTTAGTACCTGATTACCGCGCCTTCATTGAGAAGCATTTTTATATCAAGACCAAAGAAGGTTTATTGCTACCATTCAAGCTGAATGAAGTCCAGCTGGCCTACCTACAGCTATTGGAGCGTACCTACCCCACCATGCAAGGTATACGTGAGAACGTGCTCAAAGGCCGCCAGTTCGGTATATCCACGTTAGTTAGTGCCATATTCGTTGTTGACTTCATTCTATCCGCCATGGGCGAGATACCGCTCATTGACGCCGACATCTACTCCCACAAGGACAGTGAGACCGACGCCCACTTCGCTAGGGTCAATATGTTTTTAGAGTCGTTTATGATTAGCCACCAAGGCGGTGACTACACCAACTCCAAGCACCGAGAGGACATCAAAGAACTACGTCCAAAGTTCCTACGTACAGATACAACCAACCTACTCGTGGCTAAGAACGGTACTCAGATTATGACCCAGACAGCTAGTGCCAAGGTTAGTGGTCGTGGTTCAACAAAGCAGAACATTCACTGGACCGAGCCAGCCTTCTACCCTAACACCGACATCATGAACGCTGAATCGCTTATGACTGGAGCTGAAGAGCAAGTACCCCAGAACTTCGGTAAGATATTCCGTGAGTCTACCGGCCACACTGTTGGTGACTACTACGCCCTAGAGTACCACCGTGGTAAGGACGGCGTGAGTGACTTCAAGAGCCGCTTCATTGCATGGTACTCATTCCGACAGTACCAAATGCCAGCGCCTAAGAACTGGCAAGTCCCCGGTTACTACCGCCGCTTGATTAGTGTTGGTAAGGCCACAATCCACCAATGCTACTGGCACTTCATGAAGACCCGTGGCCTGACAGACAAGAAGAAGCTCCGAGAGTACCCAACGTATGACCGTGAAGCGTTCCTAGCCGGTGGCGACCTGTTCTTCTCGAATGACGCGCTGATTCACTACTCTAACGAGGTTATGCAACCACTGAAGAAGGGGCTCTATGTTTCTGCTCTATAGACCAATACTAAAGGGTGAATTCTTCGTGGTCTTCGGTGACTGTGCTCAAGGTGGCTCTGACTCCAACGTCGTCCAGTTCATGAGCAAGTCCGCGACTGACATACCTATGAAGCTTAAAATGCGTGGTGTTGCTGCCTCAATGACGCCATACCTACATGACGCCCTAGAGTGGCTGTACGACAAGACCGGGGTTAAGCCAGTGGTAGCGCTTGAACGTAATAATGGTGGCGCCTCTGAAATGCACAACCTCATGATGATGAACAAGAACTCCAAGTACCGGCTGTACATCATGAAGACTACTGGTACCACCAAGGGTGAAGAGGTCGAGACTAAGCTTGGTTATGACACCAACGCCGCTACCCGGCCTAAAATGCTTGGAGACTGGAAGGTAGCTTATGACGGCCAGATGGTTCGTATGTATGACCAAGAGACTGTGGACGAACACGCCACCTTCATTATTAACAAGAAGAACCGCCCGGAGGCTGATGTCAATAAGCATGATGATGAGGTTATGAGTTGTGCCGGAGCCTGGCAACTCTACCATACTGAAGTCCCAGCTGGTATCATTAACCATAAGCGGCCTAAACAACGAAAGTCGAGCTTCCATGTCGGATAAAATACCCACACCAGACGACCTTAAGTACGGTAGTATCACCACTAGCAGCACTACCCCAGACGGTACTGTTCGCGAAGAGAAGGAGACTATCTACAACGGCGAGTTATCCACATACCAAGTGGACCTGGTCAAGTCCTTCGACACTGACGCGCATTCAATTATGAGGCAAATCATAGAAGCACTAGCGCATATCAATAAGGGTGAAACCCGGCGTCTCGACCTGACCATTGTGGCCAACGAAGCCCATGAACCTACTCGAATGACTAAGCGCTGGGTGATTGTTGTTGACAAAGTAGCACGGAAGTAGTAAGTTAAAAGCATAAACGCAGAGTCCCCACCGAGGTAGCCTGTCATAAACCCGAACTAGGAACTATGGCATACCTCGAAGTAAGTGAACTCCAAGAAATCTATACCCAAGCTAAGTCAGACGCTCGTGTCTGGAAGGAGCACTACCCAGAGTTTGAGCGCCTAGCCAATAACGACCTGGCTGACGACCTCGACTCTAACCTACCGGAGACTAACGACGGCTCTCTAGCCGCCTCATTATTCAAGCTACCTAAGCGAATCATAAGTGGTAAGCTTGCTGGCCGTGTGAAGGCTACAGACCGTGACGACGCGTGGATAACCGAGCTCGCTAACCTACAGCTTGAGAACAAGATTATCCCGAACGCCAAGAGCCAGGCCAAGTTCCACCGTAAGTGGAAGGACGCTGTTCGTAAGGCTGCTATCTATGGTTCAGTACCACTGATTACCCTATTCACAGAACGTGGCAACTACCGCGGTGCTGACTTCATTGTGGCCCTACCCCAGGACGTAACGCTAGAGCCTGGCAAGGTTTCAGACCAAGACTCTGACGTTATCTTCTGGGACGTGTACTACACGAAGCTCCAGCTCAAGAACATGATTGAAGAGGCTAAGCGTGAGAATAAAGAGGCCAAGGACAATGGTCGCGAATCATACAGCAAGTGGAACCTCAAGGTCCTCAACGCTATTCTTAAGGGTGAGAAGAAGGTTTCACGTGAAACACAAGATACCCCTAAGCAAATGCAAGACGCTGAGACTGAGCAATCTGGCTTCCACTTCTACGTAGCATTCCAGCGTGGAGTTGACGCTCCCTTCTACATGATTAGCCCAGACTATGAAGACGAACCAGCTCGTTCATGGAGCAACGTAGACCCAACAGGTGACATTCCAGTCCACTACCTATTCTGCTACCAGGACTTCATTAACCCGTATGGTATCGGAATCGTTAAGCTTGCCGGTGGGACACAGAACGTACTTGACTACATGAGACAGGCTGACGTGCTCTCTACGCAGCTTGGTCTACGCCCACCGGTTGAGGTTGCTGGAGACGCCGAGAGTGCTGACATTGACTCAATCGTATACGAACAGGACGCCATCTGGTTCACTGGTAACGCTATTGTTAAACGCCAAGAGGTGTCTACTCAAGTGTACCGGGACCTTCCAGCCCGTATCGGTATGTACAAGACCTCACTCGACCAGATGATTCCAAGTGGTGACACTTCAATTAGTGCTGACTCTGGTGACCCTAACTACTCTAAGACCCCAGCTGGTGTGAAGTTCCAGGCCTCAAACCTATCAATCGACGACGAAGACTTCAAGGACAATACCTACGAGACCTATGCTGACGTGGTTAAGAGCATGGTCAATATACACTTCGCAAACATGGAAGGTATCGACCTTATGACGCTCACAGCTGACGAGCGTGACATTATGATGAAGGCCGGTATCGAGTTCCCAATGGGTGAAGACGGTGAAATGTCTACTAAGCTTGAAATCGAGTGGGACAAAGCCCGTGCTGAGTTCGACTTCGTAATTGACCCTGAAGCTGACAAGACCAAAGAAGACGAGGTTGCTCTAACCGGACTAAGCCAGGTGGTTGAAATCACTAAGGACCCTGTGGCACTTCAAACTATTAGCCAGTCACTTGCTGCTAGTGGTAAACGCCTTGATATGGGTGAGCTCTACGTAACGCTTATTGGCCTACTTACTGACAACGACAAAATCATTGTGGATATATCACCTGAAGACCAGGCGGCTATGGACGAACAGAACGCTATGGGCGGAGCTGTCGACCCAACTACTGGCCAGCCTGTCGGTCCAGTCGGTCCTGATGGTATGCCTATCCCACCAGTTGAAGAGCAAGTTATACCTGAAGGTGTGCCAGCCCTACCAGCCGGTGGCGAAGAAGAAATGGCTCCCGAGATTGACCCTAGAGACGCTGAGGCACTTGCCAACATAGAAGCTGTTATGGCAGAGCACGGCGTTGACGAGGATACTGCCGCGACTATGCTACTTGCTGAAGCTGAAGGCCATGACCCTGCTGACATCTTAGCCTATGTTCAATCAATGCAAGCTGAAGAGGCTGCTGTAGCTCCAGAGGAGGAGATGAATGTCTAACGATAACGTTCTAAATACTGGTACTACTAGCTCTACGTTCGCGCCTAAACCTACGCGTTCTGTGACTGAACGTAAAGAAGCTGACGCCGAGAAGCGAGCTAAGCTACTCCCTGCTGCTGACGTGGTATTCGCTGAAATTGAGAAGCAAATCACTCAGATGAGCACGGTGGAGTTCATGAACCTTGAAGAAATGCTGAACGACGAACACTTCCGAGCCGAGCTTATGGCGCGTAAAAAGTACGTCGAGTACCTTAAGAAGCTCCAAATCAAGATGAACAACATACTCCGAGAACGCCCTGCCGGTGGAGGTGCCAACAAATGAGTGAAGAAGTAACTCAAGAGAACGCTACCCCTGAGCAGAAGCCACGAGTCCGACGCGAAGAGATTGCTGCCCGGCTGAGTGCTAGCTCAGAGTACGTATTCGACCCAGAGAAGGCTACCCCTGTCAAGCATAACTGGATAGACCGAGGCTTAAAGATGAGCTGTGAAGGCGCGGACCACCCGTTCCACCAGTCATTCAAGCAAGGGGGGCAGATGAAGCAAACCGCTTAGGAATCTGCACTCTGACCTAGCGAGCACTAGGTTGGAGTGGAGCTCCCTAACTCCGAGTGTAGCGACTATAACGCATGGGTTTCGCAGCCCTTTATAAAATAAGCAGAAAGAAAGTAGGAGACCTATGGAAGGCGACCAATCATCAAACGCAACAGCTGACGCCACCGACACCGGTGCGAGTACAGCGCCTGTTACTGCCAGCGAGGACACAAGTCCTGCCAGCACAGCAGCAGAGTCACCAAAGTTAGATAAAACTTCTCACGACGAATTAGTTGCTAACGCATTATTCGACGACGAAGACGAAGGCACTACTGCTACCCCTCCTGCCAAGGTAGACGACGAGGCGGCCACCGAGTCCGAAACTGAAACAGAAGGCGAAGGCGCAGAGGGTGAATCTAATACTGAGGGTGACGACCAGACGCCAGACCCAAGCGACCCTAAAGAAGTTGCGCGACAGGCGTTTGAAGCACGAGAAGCCGCTCGCTTAGAGCGTCAAGCCCAAGTAGACGCTGACCAACAGAAATATGTTGAGGCAGCTGAAGACGAAGGTGACGAGGCATTACGCCAGCTTCAAGTGGAAGCCTATAACAACCGAGTGGACCGAAATACCAATTCTCTCATTAACGGGTTCGACAAGGCTACAGCTACTATAGATGTATTCCAAAATCCTACTCCGGAAGTGCAAGAGTTCTTGGACGACGCTATTGACGAGTTCCAGGCACGATTCGTGACTGTGGACCGGCTAGGCAATCCAACGGAAGTTAGAGGTGACATTCATCAATTTTTAAGTAAGAAAGCCGAAACGATACGTAAGCTCCAGCAAACAGGCGCAATCAAACAGAGTAGTGATACAGCTAAGGTCAAAAGCAAAACTCTCACTCCTCCGGCGCGTGTCCCTGCCAAGGGCAAATCTGACCCCATCATGGACGTACTTCGTTCCGACGACGATTAGAAAGGCTAGACTATGCCATCACAGAATTACGCCGCAGCCCACTTGAAAGAGCTGGACGAGCGGTACTTCGTAAAGGCTAAGACAGGTCTCATCATTAACAAAGGTATGCGCCTTGAATTTAATGGTCGAAACTCTGTTACCATCTACAACGTAGATGTTGTTGCTGAAACCGACTACATACGTAGCGGTGCTAACCGTTTCGGACCCCTAGTTGAACTAGGTACCGGAACACAAACCTTCGTCCTATCACAGGACAAGGCGTTCACATACACTATTGACCGTGGTAACTACTCTGACTCAATGATGGTTACTGAAGCTGCTTCAACAGTTAAGCGTCAAGTACGTGAAGTTTCTGTTCCTACTACTGACATCTACCGCCTTGCTACGCTATCTGCTTACGCTATAGCTAACACTCAAGGTGCTACAGCTGCCATCACCAATTTCCTTGCTTACCAGCAGTTCATTGCGCAAAAAGCCGCTATGGTAGACCTGCTTATTGACCCAACAAACATTGTTGTGTTCATGAGCCAAACTAACTACAACTTGCTCCGACGTGACCCTGAATTCAAGGTTGCTTCAGACGAATCTTACCGAGACGTCAAGACAGGTGTTGTTAGCCAAGTCGACGGTATGAAAATCGTCGTTGTTCCTGCCAGCTACCTACCAGCAAACTCTGGTTTCCTATTCGTAGCTGATGATGTCCTAGTTGCTCCAACTAAATTCGAC